GTTTATGTCCTCGCTGAGAAGTCGCTCAAGCCGACAACCGCAGCGGATTACCACATCGACGTAACGAGCGGTGGAGCGGTTGGAATCGACTGGGCGAACGTCGAGAATCCAACCACGGCAGTCGATCTATCGGGAACTGACATTCAGTTATGCGATACGGTCACGACGAATACAGATATGCGAGGAACCGACAACGCTTTGCTTGCGGCATCTGCACCGGCGAACTTTGGCGACCTCGCAATCACGGCATCGACAGGCTACATCACAGTGGGTGGTTATCTCGGTGGCGTCTTGACGGAAACCACGGGAGGGCGAATCGCTGGAAACTTCGATACGTTCTTTGAGAATGCTGACGCTGCGACGGCAAACACGGTGGACGATGTGGGAGGAAGCGGAGCATCGGCAGCAGATGTCGCTGATGCGGTTTGGGATGAGCTACAGTCAGCACATACGACTGCTGGATCGTTTGGCGAGATTGCGACTGAAATCGCTGCCATCTTGGTCGATACAGGAACGACATTACCAGCAACCCTGACCACCATCGAAGGGAAGGTCGATACGGTCGATACCAACGTCGATGCAATCCTCGTTGACACGAACGAACTGCAAACCGATTGGGCAGACGGTGGAAGACTTGACCTGATTCTCGATACCGCAGCGAGCGGTGGTGACGCAACCGCTGCAAACCAAACGACGATTATCAACGCAATCGGAACGATGACCGATCTTGGTGGTGGTTCGGATATTGCGAACAACCTGGCGGACATCGCAGGTTCGACGTTTGCAACCGGAACAGACAGTCTTGAGGCAATTCGCAATCGTGGTGACGCAGCGTGGGCGAGTGCAGGAAGTGCGTTGGTAATCCAGAACACGACCATTGCAACCTTGGCAAGCCAAACGTCGTTTACTCTGACAGCAGGCTCAAGTGACGACGACGCTTACAACGGATTGGCAATCGTCATCACAGATAGCGTAACAAGCGAACAGAAGGCACTTGGTGTAATCGAGGATTATGACGGTGCGACCAAGACAGTCACATTGCGAACCGACCCAGGCATCTTCACGATGGCGGTCGGGGATACGGTGGACATCATTGCGTGTATCACAAGTGCGTTGTCAGCTTCGTCAGGAGTTGAAGGATGGCTAGGGTAAGATTTTGCAGAACATGCGGAGATATTGTTACAGGAACCTGCGGTCGCTGTGCGTCTAAACCAAAAATGGACGCTTCACCAAGATATGATCGACAATGGAGGAACGTCAGATTGAAGGTGCTTGCCGACGAACCGCTCTGCGTCGATTGCAAACGGAGAGGTCGAATTCGACCAGCACAGGAGGTGCATCATATTCGACCGATTTCCGCTGCGCCGCACCTGCGCCTCGCAAGGAAAAACCTAGTACCGCTGTGCTGCGACTGCCACGACAAGCGGCACGGCAAAAAAGTGCATCGATACGGAGAGAAAGATGGCTAGACCAAGGCTCGCACCAGAAATCCACAAACTGCAGGGAACGTATTCCCACGATCCCCAAAGGGAAAACAAAAACGCTCCCAAGGCAAACGGGCGATGTCCAGATGCGCCAGACTATTTTGGCGACGACGAAATGCAGAAGTGGAACGAACTCACCGACGATCTCAGGACAATGGGGATCATGTCCTCGGACTGTCGAGAGCAGATGGTAGCCTACTGCACGGCATACGCAGGATATATGCAATGCAGGCGAGAAGTCGAAAAAGAAGGAATGGTGGTAGAAGCGAAGGACGGTACAAAGCGAAACCCGAGGATGACGGATTTGCACAAGTTCTTGGAGCAAATGAATCGACTTCGACCGGAATTTGGACTGACTCCAGCATCACGGTCAAAGCTCGTTAGCATGAAAGGCGACGAAGAAGAGAATCCAATGGATCATCTTGTAGCGAGGTTAACGAGTTGATTGCCACTGCATCCCTAACAAACATGCAATCTTACATCGACGCAGTTACGTCTGGTGAGATTGTTGCATGCAAGTTTGTAAAGGATGCGGTCGCTCGTCATGTAAAAGACCTCGGTCGTCAGTCCACTCAGGACTTTCCGTATCACTTCAGTGAGAAGCATGCTGCAGCTGCAATTGACTTCTTTCCGTTGATGCTCAACCACAGCATCGGAGATTACGTTGGTCAACCGTTCCACATGGAACCTTGGCAAGCGTGGATCACAGGATGCATGTTTGGTTGGAAACGAGATTGTGACGGTGCAAGACGGTTTCGCCAGGCGTATGTATCAGTGGGGCGCAAAAACGGCAAGGCTCAGGCTCTCGATTCTGTCCTCCCTACGCCCACAGGAACGACCACAATGGGCGAGGTCGAGGAAGGTGATTACCTAATCGGAAGAGACGGCGAGCCTGTCAGAGTGCTTGCTACGAGCGAGATTTGGGAGGATCGACCAGTCTACCAAGTCGAGTTCTCCGATGGAGAAGTTGTCGAATGCGATGGCAATCACGAATGGACCTACCTAAAGAAACGCAAGAAAGGCGGGCGAGGAGAGAAGCCGAGAATCTGGTTCAGTGAAGAAACGGTTGAGACAAAATGGTTGGCAAAGCAATCTCTAACAGACAGCAAAGGTGCAAAGTTTCGCATCCCTAACGCAGTGGTGCAGGGTCAGCATAAAGAATTGCCGATTAATCCTTACACTCTCGGTGCTTGGCTTGGTGATGGCGAATCGAACGGGCAGAGAATTGTTTGCCACCGTGACGACTTAGGCTCGTTGCTTGATAACATTGATGACTTTGAGACTCGAATGGTATCCAGCGGAGGAAAGGGTCCAGAGGTTAGGTCAGTCTCGATGCTTGGATGGAAACCAGCGGCTAGGAGTCTTAGCGTCCTCGGCAATAAACACATTCCAGAAATCTACTTCACAGCATCAGTCGAACAACGTATCGAACTGCTTCAAGGCTTAATGGACACTGATGGGTCGATTAGCAAAGCAGGGCAGTGCGAGTTCACGCAAAAGAAGGGTCGTCTTGCGACCGATGTGAAACGCCTGTTGGCATCGCTAGGCATCTATGCCAAGTGCAAGACGAGCGACATGAAACTCAATGGAAAGATCGTTGGTGAAAGGCAGCGGATCATGTTCTTTCCACCATCAAACGTAATGCCATTCCGACTTCCCCGCAAAGCCAAGAGGGTGCGAAAGAAGAAAAAGGACGGAACAAGAAAGATTGTTAGGGTCGAGTATGTTCGGCAGGATAGAACTAAGTGCGTAGAGGTCGAAGGTGGTCTGTATATGACAGGCAACTACGTCCTAACACACAACAGTACATGGGCCGCAGGAATCGCAATCCGATTTGCTGCACTCGACATCAACCCGTCCACGCAAGGAATTGAGTCGGTAGCGGAAGTCATCCTGAGTGCGACGAAGCGTGAGCAGGCACAGGTGATCTACAAGGAAATCGAGCGGATGAGACATCGCTCGCCGCACATCGAGCAAGTGTCAAAAACAATCAACAAGCAAATTACGTTCACGCATAACTCTGGATCGATCAGGACAGTAGGAAGCGATAAAAGCTACGACGGATTGAACCCCTCGCTCTGCGTCATGGACGAACTCCACGCTTGGTCACCAAACCGACATCAAAAGTTCTACGACACGATGGTGACGGGCTCCGGCTCAAGACTTCAGCCAATGAAGTTGGTGGTGACGACTGCTGGGGATGACAAAAGCTTGATATGGATTGAAGAGTACAAGCATGCAAAGAGCGTGGCAGCGGGTGATGTCCGAGACGACTCGCTGTTTGCGGTGCATTACGAAATCGACGAGGGAGACGACCCACTCGATGAAGCCTGCTGGGTTAAGGCGAACCCAAATCTGCATGTCTCCCTGAAGCTGGACTACCTTCGTCAGCAAGCAATCCCAGCAAAGACAAGCAAAATCGCACTGAACCGATTTACTCGGTATCACGGCAATCGATTAGTGTCCTCGGTCGAAAGTGCATTCGACATTGAGAAGTGGGACAAATGCGCTGGGGAGTTATCCGATTGGCAATACGCAGAGGCAACTGGCGGCGGATGTGACCTTGGAGGCAGAAATGACCTTGCAGCATGGGCCGTTGTCGCCAGGTTCCCTGTTGAGGGAACGGAGAACGATGAAACGCCAACCTACCGATACGAAATTAGATCGCAGTCGTACATCTCCGATGAAACCTCACGGGATCTGACGAGGCAACCGTTTTGCGAGTGGATACACAATGACCTGTTGAAGAAATCTCCCTATCCCGTCAGTGACCTGTCCGAAGATTTCATTTCTGCGTGTCGAGAATATTGGGTGCGGGACATTGCGTTTGACCCAGCACAGGCACAGCAGTTGAGCGAATGCCTGCGCCGAGCAGGTGTTCCCAATGCCCCGTTTCCTCAGACCACTTCCTACTACCACGAACCGCTAAGTGAGTTTCGTCAGGCAATCGAGGAAGGTCGAGTTACCCATGATGGCAATCGGTTGTTACGTTGGTGCATTGGAAACGCTATGGCAGTGCAGGACAGGCAGGATCACTGGATGCTGACAAAGCGTGATTCGAGCGACAAAATTGACCCAGTCGTGGCAGTGATTATGGCTCTTTGGCGAGCCATGGTCGCACCGGGACGGTACGCTGGCAAGAACTTGTATTTCTAGGATGATCCGATGCGTAAGTTACTGAAGAACGTAACCAGCAGTCTCACCTCTCCGCAGCAGTGGTTGGTGGAATGGTTTCGTGGTGGACCGGAATCGGAGTCTGGAGTCCAGGTAGATATCAATACCGCACTCGGTCTTCCTCCGGTTTGGTATGCGGTCAGCAAGATATCGGGGCATGTCGCACAGTTGCCATTGAATGTGCGCCGCAGGTTGGATCGAGGCAGCGAGGTTGCGGAATCCCATCCCGCACAGCAATTGCTGAATCTTCGTCCAAACGAATACCAGACTCCAGTGGTGTTTAAAGAACAGATGATGGTTCACGCACTGCTTTGCGGCAACGGTCGAGCGGCGATTGTGCGGCGAGGTGGCGTTGCCGTCGAGTTAATTCCTCTTCTCCCCAGTTGCACCTACACATGCCTTGTCGATGGTAAGAAGTGGCACATCGTCC